ACAATGTTTGCCCATCATCACTCATTAATATTTGATGACCTAATGCTGTTCTTAATCTTATTAGTTGATCTTTGCCAACAACATCACCATCATCCATAACAATACTATGTCCACCTCTACGTGATACTAATTTTAATGACTCGTTTGATGCTGAAGCTCCTTTGGTTAATACATTAGCGTCGGTAAACCCACCTTGGTAAATTGGTCTACCCGGCGTGCTAACTCCCCAACCAACACGAGACGGACTTTCTCGTAGTGCGCTGCTTGATATTGGTCCTCTAATTGAATCTCTAATCAAACCTTGTTGAAAATATATAGAAGAACTATAACTATGAATAGGTTTGGGTGCAATTAAAAAAGTTGAGACATCATTTAACTTTTTATTATTCGGGTTTAAATTAACAACTGGCAAGGTTGTTGCTCCACCCAATCCCGCTGCTTCAGCCGTATTTGGTACAACATTATCTGTTGCACCTATTGCAGGAATCATTTGCAATAATTCCGGTGGCAGAATACTACCAATATAATATCCGTAATTTACGTCACCGTTAATAAAAAGACAAACTACTGTGCTACCAATATCAGGCGGGCTAAACCACATCCCGTACGAACTTGGATTCTGTGTGTAGGTACCAAAATCATCTATTGCTCCACTGGCGGGAGTAGAGCCAAAGAAAGGACTCATGTAGCTTACAGTAGTCCAACTTTTGCTATCATCAGGATTAGGTGCGCCAAAATCAGCAATATAAACATCTATTCTACCTGCTCTAGTAGAATCAATATTATTTTTTACTACTCCAAGTACGGGCACGGTACGTATTACGCCGCCGCCGGCATCTGGCTTAGTTGATTTAGCTTGACCCTTTACTTTAATTTCGTTTGATGCCATTAATTATTGTCTCCGTGTTTATCTTGGTCCAGGACCAGCATCATCATTTACTACTGGACCCTGCTGAGTCTGTATAGTAACTGAACTGGCTGAAAGTCTTTGCATTGGATCCATAACATTGTTTATACTTCCAACTGAACCAAGTAAACCAGCTTGCCCCGATTGTTGAAGGTCTGATGACATTGGGTTAGCAGCAAATCCACTTCCTGATGTTGTACCTGTACCACTTGGAGTAGGTGCTGCCCCTGTACCTGCTCGGTTAAGTCTAGCCGTTTCTGCTCTTGATTGATTTGGATCTTCTCGTCCCTGATCAGCCGTTGTTTTGTCTGGTCCAGGGTTTTGAAATGTGTTAAGTGAGCAATCTAACTCTTGTGTAAATTTGCCACGTTGAAAATTACTAACTACCCGTGTAACCATATAGCTAATTCCTCCTCCCCGGCTATCAATATCCTTTTGTATATAATCTGGATATTTATAAAAGAATATTGAATTATTTAAACTCATCGTGCCAGTACTATTTTCATAGTCTATTGGTTCAATAAAATTTATTTCAATAAAAACTTGTCCACCATTTGGATTTATAGTAAATCCGTCAGTTCCGTAAAATTGATTGTATAATGAATTTATACTGCTAGGAGCGGATTGCATTATAAAATCTGGATCTCCCAAAATTGTAATTTTAGCAGATCCAAAATCTCTAGGACTAAACAAACTAGTCATATACATGTTTTGTGCTTCCATACCTACATTTATTCTACCTTGGCTAGGTTGTTCTTGTGGTTGTCCAACTGTCACTGGTATATCAACAGCGCCGGCTAAAGCTGCTGAGGGAATTGGTGCACCTAAACCAAAACCTTGAATTGTCACATTATGATAAGCAAAATCCAAATTTTGAGAATAACTAATTACTTCAGTATTTTTACCAGTATACCAATAGTTGTATCGCTTATGTGCGCCATAATATGGCGTTGTGATTGCCGCAGATGCAGCAACCACTACTGGAGTTAAATATGGTTGGATAATATAAGTGATTTTATAAACATAGTCACCTTGGTTAGGATCCCAACCTAAATTCTTTACTTCAGCACTTATATTGAACCATTTTAATTCTTTTGGGGAAACATCTTGTTTTTCGTATGTACCAGTATCTGGATCTGGAGTCAAGTTTGTATTATCTATTTGTGACAATGCATCTTCTAAATACGAACTTTGTTTAATTATTTCTGATACTGCTTGAATGATAGAAGTACCCTGGGCTATATTAATAGTACGCAAGTAATTGTTTGGTGTTTCTAGCGTAGCAGCTTTTTGATTAGATTCTGAAGTGTTGGTCGCCGTTGTTGTAGGTACTTTTCTTTTATCTAAATCAGCCTTACTTCTTAAACTTGCTTTTTTAATTTTTTCCCCGTCCGGACCAAGAAATACAACATCGTATTGTCTAGGTATGGTTACTCCTTTACCCACTAATTGTTGCTGGTCATAATTTAATTTTGAAAATAAACTTGTCATGTATACAACATTTGTCGCTTGACTATCTCTATCTGCTTCGAATTGAGCAGGTGAGTTAGATGATTCAGGTGCAAATAATGCATTATATACTGTATCGGCTACAATAGTAGTATCAGAAACAATTGTACTAAATTTTGATCCAAACCCAACAATTTGTTGAGCAGCAACAGCAAGGATATTGTAAACTACCGGTTTTCCAGTAATTTTAAATTTCATATCCTTAATTAATATATCAATATACCGTTCATACAGTCCAAATGCATTTCCTTCAGGGTTACCGTCAGAACTTAGAATTTTTGTAGGGTCAATTATATTTCCATCTTTATCATATCCTAAAAATCTAATTCCTAATATAAAAAATTGTCTTGCTGGATTTTGAACCATTGAAAAGTTTTTAGTATTAGTTGTTGCCGCTAACGCATTCTGTGCCCTGCGTAATTTAGTTAACAACGAAAAACCATATGGTTCAGTTATATTAAATGATATATCACTGATATTGGTTGCAGCACCAACATCTTTAGTACCAATTGTTTGCGTAAATTTTAAATCATCTATGAAAAAATCAGTGTCAAATCCAGGGGTACGTTTAGATGAAGTATTATTAATACCACCACTTTGAGCAATTAAATAGGCGCCACCTGCTTTTGCAGCAAAGTTTGCTGTTCCTGAAGTGCTTGTGCTGTTTTCTCTTGCTAATTCTGCGGCAGCTTCATTAGTTAGATCAGATGATGCAGCACTAGGTGAAATGTTGTTTATAGAATTTATATTCTGTCTTCCTGATTCCACAAAAGCATCATATGCATCAGGAGTTATCATGTACAACGATAGTTGATAGGTGTAGCTACTAAAATTACCTAATGGATTTTCTGTTCGTTTACCAGGTTTAATTGCAGTGGTATTAGATGAGCCCGTTGCCTTAGTACCTGCTTGAGCCGGATTACGTTGATCATCATATGATAAATTAACATCCATCTTAGATTCCCAAAACTTGTTTTAACATATCCATTTTAGGTAAATATATTCCTGTACCAGTAGTAAAATCAAAATACGGGTCTTTTAATCTGTTTGGGTTTCTGCTTGCAAATACCCACCATAATCTACTATCACTATATAAGTCATATGCTAATGTATCGGGCCTATATTCGTATACCGTAGTTATTTCCCAATATATATCTGAAGGTTGCATAGGTATAGGCCTATTCACCATAACATCTAAAAAGTTATTATTAACTATTTCAGTAAAATAATATGGACTTGTTGTTGGGTATAAATTATTTGCCATTACCAAATTCCTCCACCTGCTCGTTTTGATCCTCTTAACAATGCACCTGTTGCATATTCTTTTAAACTAAACGTATTACTAATGTCATTTCTAGTTATTATTGGAAATGCTGATATAGATATACTTATTTTAGTAGGAACATAAGTAGCATCTTTTGTTCCGATATTAGTAGTTTGCCAATTAGGTGATGATACTGTTGCACCCGGATTAAGACCACCACTACTCATTCGTGCTGCTCCTGATTGCGCCATTAGACTTTCTCCGGGTTTACCTTGTGCAGGATTGTTTTGTCTATTAACTCCAGCCGGAGCAAAATCACTTCCAGCTTGTATGTAATCAACGTCAGTAGGTAAAGTGTAAGTAAAAGCTGTAACTACTAATGGGTGTGTATCAAATTGAAAAGCACCTAATCCAGTTAAATAGCATAACGGCGGAGGTGTGCCGTTAGTAGGATTTTGATCTAGACCATAAAACATTTTAGTTATTGACTTGAAGAAATGTATTACTGCTAGTACATATTGTGCTTCAAAGGTATCCTGTGCAGTAAAATCACAACCAATAGTAACATTATCTACTGCACTACCTTTATACGTAAAGAACTTATAATTGCTATGTGTTAATTCAGTAGGGTCATAACCAGCAGTATATTGAACTGATATTGCCGGGGTATACGGAAAGATGACTCCGTCTGTGGCTTGAAGTGGTGCTAATATTCCAGGTGGACTAGCTTTATACAAATATGTTGCACCAGGACTTAAACTTAATCTTACCCGCCAATCTTGTTTTGCTTGAAAGTTTACTGCATCTTGTTGTGTAGCCTGTGATTGCGTGTTTAATTTTGCAGTGGTTAACCCTTGTTGAATACCCAATTCTCCTGCATTGCGTATTGCTTCTTCATTAGCTAACTTTTTTTGTTCAGCTACTTGTGCATCAATGCCGTCAAATTCATCAACTTGTTTTTGTGCAACTGGTTTAACATCAGTTACTGCGGCAGCTTGTGCTACATTAGGTTCGTTGGGTACTTTCTGGTCTTGTATATTTTGATCAGTTACTGCGGCAGCTTGTGCTACATTAGGATCGGTTACTGGATCAGGTGGGTCGAGCCTTACTGGCACTTGGGAAGTAGCCACTGCAGGTGGGGAAACAATTTTCTCTGTAGTTTGGTTAATAAATCCTCTCGCCGGATCCTTTACATTTGCTTGTTGTTCGGTAGTAGGTGGGATTTCAGAGAAGTATGACTTTCCAGTAGCCGGATTGTAATATCGCTGCTGTCCTGTTTCATCTACCCCTTCGTATAGACTAGTCGCTGGGTCCTGCTTAGTTAGGGCTGCTTCTTCGGCACCAAGTGCTTTATTTTGAAGCCGTAGTTTATCTCGCTCTATAAACGCAGCTTCTTTTTGTGCCTCGGTTGAAGTTGCGCTTCCAATAATGGCACTCTGTGCTCTAATCTTTTCCCCGACTATGTTTTGCTGTTCACCGTTCTTAGCTAATGAATCATTAGTTGCCATATAATAATATTATCCTTCTTGTACTATTTAGCATAAATATAATGCTCTATTTTTACCTTTTCTACAAAAAACTGTTGCTTTTCTGCAACTGTTATGCTATAATCACTGTAGCATAACTATAACACAAGGAGACCCATGTCATTATTACCTGCACCACGAAAACCCGTTAATTATCTCAATAACAAAGATATACTAAAAGAAATACATGAAAGCAAAACAGCTTATTGTCATTTTGCTAAACCCGAATATCACAGATATGATTTCATAGTAGACATGCCCCAGTCTTCAATAGAAGATAGTCTAACATATGCATTTACCCCCGAATCTATTCAACAAGCAAAAGAAACTAGAGCAACTAGGCTTAGCTTAGAAGCAGGGGTAAAAGATTCAGTTGATCCAGAATCTATCCTAGTAACAGATTTGGTATTTCGTGTAATGAATTGGGATCATGTACCGGTCGCTCCAAAAGTTCCCCGCAAAACAGTTAAAAAGAAAACAGCAAAAGATATATTTGAATTTGAAGAAGCTGATCCTGATGAAATCTTTGCTGACTTAGAAGACGTTACCACTAAAGCAGAAGTAGATGACATGGTTCATGTCAAGGTAAACTTCCCCCCATTCCAACATTATAAAATAGATAACAATAACACTTTCTATTGCGTGGGCAAAAGTCATTGGAAAGGTGATTTAGAAACCGGAGAATTCAGCAAGGATCATGGGCAGGTAACAAATAAACTTGCCCGTATGTATATTATGATGTGTGAAAAATATGCCATGAAATACAATTGGCGCGGATATACATATAACGACGAAATGCGTAATAGTGCTATTCTACAATTAACTTATGTTGGTTTACGATTCAATGAAGCTAAAAGTGCTAATCCATTCGCATACTATACCGCAGCAATTACAAATAGTTTCTGTCGTGTTTTAAATACTGAAAAGCGAAATCAAAATATCCGTGATGACATCTTAGAAATAAATGGACTTAATCCAAGCTGGACTCGTCAGGGTCTGGGTGCTGGAATGAGTTCGGTTGTTTACGAAGAATAATTTTACCAATGCGATTGATTTCACATTGACTTTTACTATATACTAACTAGATGACTAATCTCTTTAAAAAAGCCGCTTGCCTAACTGATATTCATTTTGGATTGAAGTCAAATAGCCTACAACATAATCAAGACTGTAGTAATTTCATTGATTGGTTTATTTCTAAAGCCAAAGCAGAAAATTGTGAAACTTGTTTTTTCTTAGGTGACTGGAATCATCATCGTGCAAGTATTAACATACATACATTGCAATTTGGTTTGCAAGCATTGGAGAAATTAAATGCTAACTTTGATAGAGTATATTTTATACCAGGCAATCATGATCTTTATTATCGTGACCGCAGGGACATTCATAGCGTTGAGTGGGCTAAACATTTACCAAACGTACAAATTGTCAATGATTTCTTCAGTGAAGGAGATGTTTGCATCAGCCCTTGGTTGGTTCAGGACGATTACAAAAAAGTTCAAAAACTAAGTGGTAAATATTTGTTTGGTCATTTTGAATTACCTAGATTCTTTATGAATGCAATGATAGAGATGCCCGATCACGGCGAGATTAACACAGATCACATGAAGGGCTTTGATAAAGTCTTTACTGGGCATTTTCATAAACGACAAAGTAAAGCTAATGTTTGGTATATTGGAAATGCATTCCCGCATAACTATGCTGATGCAGGTGATGACGCACGTGGTATGATGATGCTAGAATGGGGACAAGAGCCTGTCTTTCATAGTTGGCCTCGTCAACCTATTTTTCGTGTGCATAAACTTAGCGATATCTTAGAAAACCCAGAAGGGTTGCTATTGATTGATAGTCATGTTAGAGTACATCTTGACATTGATATTAGCTACGAAGAAGCTAACTTCATCAGAGAAACCCTTATACCCGAGCATAAATTGAGAGAGATGACATTGATACCAATGAAAGTAGAACAGACCGAGACAGAAGGTCGAGGTGATTTAAGATTTGAATCAGTAGACCAAATTATCATTGATCAAATCAATAGCATTGAAAGCAATAGTTTTGATAAGCGAATCTTATTGGAAATTTATAACAATCTATGATAATTCTTAAGAATATAACACTCCGTAATTTTTTATCAATCGGTCAAGTAACACAAGCAGTAAACTTTGATAGACAAGAACTAACACTTATTCTAGGTGAGAACTTAGACTTAGGTGGTGATGGTGCTCGTAATGGTACGGGCAAAACTTCATTGATTCAAGCATTATCTTACGCCTTATTCGGTGTTCCTATTAACAGTATTCGTAAAGATAATCTAGTTAATCGTACAAATGGCAAAAACATGATGGTAACACTAGAGTTTAGTGTTAACAGTATAGATTATAAAATTGAACGCGGAAGAAAGCCAAACATTCTACGATTCTACGTGAATAGTGATTTGCAAAAAGGTAATGATGACGCACAGGGTGAAAATAAAGAAACACAATCTGCAATTGAAAAAGTAATTCACATGAGTGCCGACATGTTTCGGCATATTGTAGCGTTGAATACTTACTCTGAACCATTTCTTGCTCTTAAAAATAATGAACAACGGGATATCATTGAACAACTATTGGGTATCACACTGCTTAGTGAAAAAGCCGAGTCAATTAAACAACAACTAAAGAATACCAAGGATGATATTCAGCAAGAAGAATTCAATGTAAAAGCTATTGAAGAAGCCAATAAACGTGTAAAAGAACAAATTGAATCTACTAAACGTAGACAAAAATTGTGGAAAATGAAACACGATGAAGATTTAGAGCGTCTTGCTATTGATTATCAACGATTGATTACCATTAATATTGATAGTGAATTACAGGCTCATAAAGATTTGTCCGTCTGGAATGAGAAGAAAAAACAACAAGATGCATACAATGCATTAATTGCTCGTTCAACTGCATGGCAACAAAAACATGACAGTGATATTTCTGTAGCAAGGGTTTCGTACTCACTTAAAAACGAATATGACATTGAAACTGAATTAGCAACATGGGTTAAGTTAAATGAGTGGCTGCGTGAGTCTATCACACAAGATACTTTGGCTAGTACAATTGCTACCCAAACCAAAAGTATAGAAAAAGAAAAAAAATTAATTTCTAAACTTGAAAAAGAGGTAGGGTCATTAGAAGATCATACTTGTTATGCGTGTGGACAAGACTTTCATGATGAGAGTCATGCCAAGGTCTTAACTGACAAGCAAGAAATGTTAACCAATGCTCGTGTGCAAGTTGCTGAATTAGCAAATTTATTAGTTGCAAATGCATTACTAGTCAAAGAACTAGGACTGCAACCTACTCCATTGTATAAAACCGAAGCTGAAGCAATACGACATAGTAGCGACTTGCGTAACTTAAAAAAAGTTTTTGAAGATAAAAAGCTAGAAGCTAATCCCTTTGCTGATCAATTAGCAGAATATACTATGATTGCGTTGGGGCGTCAGCCAGAAACACATTATGATACTGAATCGCAGGCAATTGAACATCGTAGTAAAGTTGCTAATATAATTAAAGATATTGAACGAAAAAGCGAAGATGTTGACCCATATAATGAACAAATTGCCGAGATGGAGAATCAAGCATTACAAGAGATTAACTTTGACAAGATCAATAGGTTAACACGTACTATGGAACATCAGAAATTCTTGCTTGATATTTTAACTAGCAAAGATAGCTTTGTTCGTAAAAAGATTATTGACCAAAATCTATCATACTTGAATAGTAGGTTAACACATTACTTAGATAAGATTGGATTACCACATCAAGTAATATTTAAAAATGATTTACAAGTTGAGATTACAGAATTAGGCAGAGAACTTGACTTTGATAATTTAAGTCGTGGTGAACGCAATCGTTTGATTTTAGGATTGAGTTTTGCGTTTCGTGATGTATGGGAGAACTTGTATAGCCCAATCAATACATTGTTTATTGATGAATTGATTGATAGTGGGTTAGATACAATGGGTGTTGAAAACGCTATTGCTATTCTTAAAGACATGAGCCGTCGTAGAAAGAAATCTATTTGGCTTGTTAGTCATAGAGAAGAATTAGCCGGACGAGTTCCAAATGTATTGAAAGTTATAAAAGAAAATGGGTTTACACAATACAGTACTTCCACAGAAACATTATAATTCTGTATAAAACTTACACAAATGATAAATAAATGTATAAGTTTTATAAGGTGAATTATGTGGTTTGTTTATATTTTGTATGATACTAGAAACGGTAACCCATTTTATGTGGGCAAGGGCAATAAAAGACGATTGAAAGCGACATTGAATGTAAATGCCGGGGCTAATGCCTTGAAAAAGAAATTTTTGAAAGAAATAAGATCAGTTGGACTTGAACCTGAATTAAAAATAGTAGGAGAGCATCCTACTGAAACTGATGCGTTGAATCAAGAAAAACAATTAATTGAACAATATGGAAGAATTATAAAAGGCAATGGATTATTAACAAACTACGCTGACGGGGGAGAAAAGGGTAGCACGGGACATATATTTTCTGAAGATACAAAAAAACTTTGGTCTTCTCAACGAACCGGAGTTAAACAAACTAAAGAACATATTGAGAGTAGAGCAGATCAACTTAGAGGAAAAATTAGGTCAACCGAATCCAAAAGAAAATATGTTTTGGCTAGTATTCGTAGAACTAATCCAAAACTAAAAGTTGAGATTATAAGAGAACTAGAACAAAAAGAATATACCCGAGGAATGTATACAGAATTATCTAAAAAATTGAATTGCCATCATGAACTGATAAGTAGAATACACAATGAAATTGAACTATACAAGGAAGCATTAAATGAGTGGATCAAAAAGTAAAAATAAAGGTAACTCCTTTGAGCGTGAACTCGCAACCTTTTTGTCAACTAAGTATGGTGATTCATTTGTGAGGGCGGCGCATAGTGGTGCATATATAGGCGGTACTAATACGCACCGAAAAGAGCATCTTAGTGAAAATCAAATCAAGTCCTTTAAGGGTGATATAATCCCCCCTGATACTTGGACTAGATTTAACGCCGAAGCAAAAAGCTATGCTGATTTTCCTTTTCATCTATTGCTTACGGGGGAAAGTAAAGTAATAGATGCATGGATCGGGCAACTTATGGATGTAGCCGACCCTAATGATTTGAACATTATTTTTATGAAGTTTAATCGGAAAGGTCGTTATATTGCTGTACAAAGCAAATTAACATGGGTTGCTGATAACTTTACTTATTACACATCAAAAAAACACGGAGACTGGATGATTTTTGAATTTGATAGTTTCTTCTTACATAACACTGATTTATTAAAATCATATAGTTCAACCGACACCAAGTCAATAGAAAATAATTCCCAATTAACAATTAATATATAGTAACAATTTGCTGGCTCAGTTTGTGAGTCCTCCTTGAGTTTGTACAGATTGTGCTGTGCTGACGGATTCTGGAGTATGTATGAACAGCAATGTTCATAGAAAACCGAGAAGGCTCTCGTCAAAGCGAACCTTCAATGAGTCTATATTCAATTCTATCTTGCGGATATAGAACATGCGTTGTCGAAGGACCAATTGAAAGACATTGGCAGCTTCACTACAGTCCCAAAAACATTACAGGACAACCGGTTGCGTATAATGTCAGAAATAGGTGATTATACGGGGAATAGATGGCAAAGGTCGACGGTCGTGGCAAACACACTTTTATCCAACGGTAGTGCAAATTTGCACTACCATGGCTCTCAAATCGGCAATATATACTTTGATCCAATCAAAGTATAAACAATGAAGTACCGTAAAAACAAAGAACGAACGCAGTGAGTTCTTAGATGAACGCTAGTTCATCTGTTATTGAAAGAACCCAAAATTGATAAATGAATAATTCCGTCAATAATTAAAAGAATGGCAATTGAGTTTTCTTGGTTGTTTCTAAGTTTTCTTCTACTATCTGATTTAATGCCGTGCGTTCATCTGGACTCATATTTAATACGTCCTCATATGATACCCCACCTCGAAGATACCAAGAAAACTTTAACGCATTTTTCTTAATATCTTTGCACTCTTGTTCCATACCGTCTAGTAGCTTCTGTACCCCTTCTGGGGAAAGAGATAGAAGCCTTAACCGAAAAAATCAGTTACATTCAATGCTAGTGGTTGTTCATATTCATTGGCACAGTGAATACATTTTATTTTCTGAGGTTTAGTTGTGGAACTTTCCCGTAGAGAGCCTATGTGTTTTCTAATATTCTCAAATGTATTTTTATCACAATTTTCTAAAAATTCCACAATGTATTCTTTATTATCCACTTGTTCACCTGTAGGTATAACAATATATTCAATACTATTAGCCATCATTTCACCGTTAATTTTAGAAATTCTAAGCATTATGGTACTAGATTTTTCTTTACGTTCTTCATCATTGGTCATGATCTCTATTGCTGCAATTTCCCGTTGCATCTCAAATTGAGACAAATTACCAGTGTTGATATTTTTGTAATTCAATGGTCTAAATTTAATCTTTAAATCACCTAAGTTTAATGTACTTGCGTAATCACCTGAACTCATGCCCGATAGCAATCCAATTAAATTTACTCCGTAAGTAGCTTCTTCTTCACATGCAGGGCATGTAGATGATATTTCCAAATCATTTCCATTGGTTGCAGCACGAATAGCAATCAATACAGCATCAATATCCATACTAGGCATAGCCCATGGATCTTTGATTGCCGGCACGCAACTTTTAATAATTTCACTTATCGCAACTCCATTAAATAATGCGTCTGGAGTTTTACTAGTAATCTCATCAATTGCTGTCATTGGAAACACCGGTAATTCACCGTTGTCTGGCATTTCAATTGATCCTTCAGGATAAAAAGTACCTTTACTAGGTAAAGTAACATATAGCGCAGGTCTACGGAAATATTGTCTTAGTGGGTTGTTCATTGTGTATTCTCCAAAATTATGTATTTTATAAACAATAAATACATATACACTATTTATAAGTGTAATTTATGGATAAAATAAAATGGCAGATATAGATCCAAATCTCGCAGAAGCCTCAGCTAAATTAACTGAACTATTTAACCAGCTAGGTACTTCTATACGTACCGGTATGGATGCATCAGAATCGTCCGTTAGAGATGCTGAAAGAACACAATCATTATTGGAAACAGAACTTAAAAAGTTTGGTCTTAAAATAAAGGAACTTACTACGGATTTGGAAGATGATGATGATGAACTGAAAAAGAGAATTGCGTTACAAAAAGAAGTAAATCAAACTATTGAAAAAGGTCTTAAGGCAGAAGCTGATGCTAAAGGAGTATCAGTTGAAACACTAAAGTTACAAAAAGAACAAAACACTGCTACTGAAAAACAATTACGTAACTTACAAGATCAACGTGATGCTATAGTTGGTTTAACAAAAGAACAAAATGCTTCTATTGAAGCATATCAAAAAGAAAATAGACAAAGAGAAATTGAAGCTAACAGTACTAAGAACCAGGGTTCTAAATTTGCTGGGGCGATGTCACAAATGTCAACGGCTAGTGGGCTATTATCAACAGCCCAAGGTGTCGCAACTGAGCGATTTGGTGCTACTGCTAACGGAGCTATAAAAGTAAATCTTGCCTTTACTGCATTAAACGCTGGATTAGACTATGGGGTCATGGCATTTAATCAATGGAAAGAAGGAATAGAGAGTGCCTTTCAAGCACAAATGGCGTACAATACGCAATTAGTATTAGGTGCAGATGGGTATAAACTAGCAAATAGCCAACAGATAGCCAGAATGAGATTGGAAGCAAAGCAGATGAAAGAACAGTCTGCTTTCTATGAAAAATTAGGGTTTGGTTTAGTTACTACTACCGCTGGTCTTCTTGCAATGCGAAGTTCTGCAATAATGGCATCATTTGGTTTGAAAGCATTGGGTGGACCAGTCAGTTTGGTAATTACTGGGTTGACCGCATTAGCAGCAACACTTGGTTTGACGGCAGCCGCGGAGAAATTTTTAGGGGCCCAAGCAGAAGAAAAGGCAGCACAAGACTTAGAAAATGCCAATACGCTTAAAGATAAACTATACGACACGTATATGGATATTGGTAAAGCTGGTCTAGTTGGTTCTCAGGGTCTTACTGCACTAACTGAAAATGCACACAAAGCAGGCTTTGCAATAAAAGATATTGATAAGTTTTCATCGGTACTTAAAAATAGTCAAAAAGAAATGAGTATGTTTGCCGGTGGTGCAGCCGCAGGGGTAGATAAGTTTTCATCGGTTACTGGTGAAATGACTTCTTCTTTAGGTGGTCACTTTCGTAATTTAGGAATTTCAGTTGAAGAACAAGCAGAAAAAACAGCACAGTACATGGCTTTGCAAGCACGATTAGGGTTGCTTCAAGGAAAAACAATAACTGAGTTAGCAACTGGTGCAGGAAAGTACTTAGAAGAATTAGACAAAACTGCTACATTATTAGGCACAAGTCGCAAAGAACAAGAAGATGCCAGAAAAGCAGTAATGGCAATAGAGCAATTACGTGCTGCTCAGATGGTCGCTGAAGAAAAAGGTGACAAAGCAGAATCAGAAAGATTAGGTCGTTATGCAAAGATGGCCGAAATGTTAATATCAAAAGGATTAACACAAGAAGGTGCCGGAATTGCTAAATTAGGTGCATCAAAGGGTGCAGTCACGGATAAAGATACTGTGATAGCACGGCAAACATATAGTAATGATTTTTTAAATAAACTTGATAAGAATATAGGATCACAAACTGATCAAACTCGTCAATTAGTAAAAGAAACTAAATCAGCGGCTCTTAGAAGTGCTAGCACACTTGCTGCAACCGGTGCAGATACAGGAATGACAGGCGGAAAATACGGTGCAACTGCTGACATGGCTAGGGCAGCAGAAAATCAAGAAGCTGCTGTGCGAGAAGCAGCAGCTAAAAAGGGATTGACAGAAGGTACGCCAGAATATAACAAATTCTTTGAAGATTTCTTAGTTGAGCAGAAAAAGGCAACTGATAAAGCAACCACTGATGCTAATAAGTTAAGAGAACAGCAACAAAAAGCTGCTATTGCTGATGATAATCGTTTGATTGCATTTAGTAATACCTTCCAAGGTGCTACTACTACATTTTCAGATGCTGTTGACAAATTTGCAGGTGGAGGTGTTGGTGGTGAGCAAGGTGCAACTACCCCGGATGTAGCTGCTATTGAAGCCAGTGGTGGTTTGGCTGGACAACTAGAGGCTGATGAAAAATTAAAAAAATTACCAGAGTATGAAAGAACACTGGCAGAAATTGAAAAGTATCAAAGATTATTCAACGAGGGTGATGCTTTAAATGAAAAACAGTTAGCAGGTTTTAAAGCAAGAAGCGAAATTGCGGCTCTAGCAGTTGCTGACTATAACAAAAAGTTTGCAGCACCGGCAGCAGCACCGGCAGCAGCACCGGCAGCAGCACCGGCAGCAGCACCGGCACCGGCAGCATCAATGCAACGCATGAACCTGAGTGTTCCTAATGCCGCGGGACCGGCAGCAGCACCGGCACCGGCAGCATCAATGCAACGTATGAACCTGAGTGTTCCTAATGCCGCGGGACCGGCAGCAGCACCGGCACCGGCAGCACCAATGCAACGCATGAACCTGAGTGTTCCTAATGCCGCGGGACCGGCAGCAGCACCTCCTACATCAACAGCGTCAACTGCCGCAGGAACTATGGGTGCTTACAAATCAAGGGCAGCAGCACCTGACACTGCAAGTATGGGATCAACCGAACCTATCAGTGATGTAAGTAAGTTATTAACATTTGCAGGTAAAAGTGGCACACTAGAAACCTTTAAGGCATTGGATTCTGGGTTACAAAAAGCGGTTATAAGTGCCGCAGCAGAATATAATAAATCTACAGGACAAAAAATACAAGTAAACAGTGCTAAACGTGATTCGGCTGATCAAAAACGTTTATGGGACGAGTCGGTGAAAGCCGAACGGCCTGGTATAGGTCCATCCGGAATGGAAATTGCAAGACCGGGAACTAGTAAACATGAGAAAGGCGCTGCAATAGACATACAACAGTGGCGAGATCCTACTGCTGTGGGGTTGATGAACAAGTATGGAATGAAACAGACTAGGGGGTTCAAGGACCCAGTTCACTTTGAATTAAAAGCTAAAAAAGGTGGAATGTTTAACGGTCCTGAATCAGGATATCCTGTAGAAATGCACGGCAATGAAATTATAACACCATTGAGTCCTAATAGTATTTTAGAACAATTGGGTAAAACCCCTGCTACAACTGAAATAGCAGGATCATCGTCATCATCTACTACTAACACAATCAAAGAAATTTATTCAATGAATGCAGAAATTATGGAAATGCTTGCAGGTAAATTGGATGATATGATTGATAGATTAGATAGGGGAAATACTTACTCTGACAAATTAGTAAAAGCTATGGCTTAATACTAAATACTAGATAATATTATGACCTACAAAAAACGTTTTACGAATAAAAGTGGTATCTCTAGTCCAATCGGTGGCGGAAATAGCAATGCCGGCGCCTGGAACAGTAGCCCAGGACAAAATGGTTCATCAACCGGCGGTTGGAATAACCATGAAATGGGCTATAAAAACTACATGAGTAGACTTCCAGAAGTCTATACTGGTCATCCAAATCGTATTGAACGATATAATCAATATGAAATGATGGACGTTGATGCTGAAATTAACGCATGTTTAGATATCATTTCAGAGTTCAGTACACAGAAAAACGAACATAACGATACACCATTCAATTTAGCATTTACTGAAGATCCTACTCCACATGAAGTAGAATTGCTAAAGACACAATTACAACAATGGTGTAAACTAAACGAATTTGGAACAAGAACATTCAAAATCTTCCGCAATACAATCAAGTACGGTGATCAAGTATTTGTAAGAGATCCAGAAAACTTCAAACTATTCTGGATTGATAACACAAAAGTTATTAAAGTTATTGTTAACGAAAGTGAAGGTAAGAAGCCTGAACAAT